CGCTTCAATCAAAAAGTAAACCCGATAACTTTTGGAAAATAGGAGCAAATCAAAAACTACAGGCTCTAAAAGGTCATCACGATACAATTGTAGACTATGCTAAAAATACCATTATACCCTTAGTGCTTGAACAACAACCCGATGCTTTTGACCCTAACAACCCTGTACAGTTTATACATAATGTACAAAAATTATTGGCTGACACACAAAGACACATTTTAGCAACTGACAATCATGATTTATCTCCTGTAACTTACGGAATAGATTACAATGTGGTCAGTCAAAAACCAAAAGAAATTAATGAACATGGTGCTATTGCTAATCATTTACTAGAAAATGGTGCAGAAATAGATGGTAACATGTCGGTTGATGAAGTAATTAATATGTTAAACTTAGAAAAAACTCCCGCTATGAAAGAACATGTTGCTAATATTATTAATGAATCTTCTTTGAGACAACAACCATTATTTGTTTCAACTGTAGGTAATATGCTTACAAGTGGCGCATTATCGAAAATAGGAAATGCAGATATATCTCATTTACATACTCCTAATGATGATATTATGGGTACTGAATATGATGATTTAAACAGTAACGATAAGTTCCATCACGATTTACATAATTCAAATATTCATAACGCAATAACTATTGCACAAAAGAGAGCAAGAAAAGAAAATGAAAATTGGAAAGCAAATCCTATACATGGATTATCTCAATCATTAAACCATATTCTTAACACAAAACACTTTGGACAATCAATGCAAAATAGTGGATTAGAATTTTTCCACGCTAGAGACTTTGATGCTCATGGTGCAAAAGATATGGGTAAAGGGGTTAAGAAAGTCACCGCTACTACTAGAAATAATTTAGACTCTTTAATTGTGTTAGATGAAAGAAAGTTAATGGATGAAAGAGGTGGTATATTAGAAAGCGCATTTGAAGCACCTACAACTGAAACAGTTGCTAGAGCCGGTTTAGGTACTCATTCTAAGATAGGTAGAGTGAACCCCACTAATGCATCTATCTACAATATATTTGGTGTAGGGGATATTCATGAAGGGTTTGTGGCAGAACCTTCATTTGGTATTGAAACTAACATAGAAGGTGAACCAATAGTTGGAGAATATGCTCAACCGGGCTTTTATCCAAGAGTAAGTGAAGAAGCGTTGAATACATTGTTTGGAGAAGAAACCGTACAACAGGTACTACCCAATTTACCACCACCTCAAACTACCCTTTCAGCACATCAAGGAGTAAATATGGATACATACTTATCTCCATCGGATGACCCTTCAACGATTGCTATGAGTGAAGTTTCTACATATATCACATCATTACTTAATCCCGATATATTACTAATGAAAAACGATGATGTAAAATGGTCACCTCCTATTAGACCAATGCATCGTATTTTTGAAATAAGCGATTTACACCATCTAAGAGGGTTTAGTGGCTCGTGGGTAGTTAGTAAATGGTATGATGGTAAGAGAGTAATTATTGTAAACGAAGATGAAACTATTACTACATACGATGAAGATGGTAAAAAAGTAGGATTGAAAAAAGTATTCAAAGAAAATCTTTCAAAGTTAAATAAAAGAGATTATGTTATAGACGGTATTTTGGGTGAGGATGAATTAAACATAATAGATATTCTAAATTATGACGCTAACAATGTAAGCGATATGACTATGTTTGAAAGAATGAAATTATTAAGAAGTCAATTTGACAGTCATGAAAATATAATTATTCCCGGTCCACATGATACTAAAATGACAGATGAAGAAGGTTTAGATGAAACGGTATCTAATCTGCAAAAAGAACATGAGGTGCTTTTACTAAGAGATGGTAAATCTACATACATGAAAGGAGAAAGGCGACATCCTAAATGGATGCTACTTAGAAACACTAAAGATTATAATTTCATAGTATTAGATGTAAAAGGTAAAAATTCACATACATATAGACTAGGTGCAGGGCCAATATTAGATGGCTCAAAACTAGGTAATAGAGCAGTAGAAGTAAATGGACAAGACTATATGGATATAGGAACTATACATAATCAAACAGATTCATACAAAGTAGGAGATGTGGTGAGAGTATCTATTACAGGAGTTACAAAGAAAACTCGTGGTGGAAGAGATGTTTTCAATGTACAAATGAAA